GGTAATTCGAGCCCCGACTTTGCGCTAGTGGGCCAAGTTTTGAACCCCTTGACGGATGCTTGACATGGGTGATTTGTTTGAGTTTGACCCCCAGCAGGTGGCTGCCATCGAGGCATCCATGCGGCAAGAGCGGGCTGATCAGGCCAAAGCACGGGCTCAGAAAGTGCGCTCGCGCGTGCAAATGCGCCGGGCAAATGCTGAAAAAACCCTTGAAGAAATACTGCCTCCACGCCTTGAGGCGGGAGATTCATGGCACGTGATTTCTCGGGGAGACATTGACGCCTTGTCCTACCTGCGCCACGCCTTGACTGGCGTCTCTCACTTTGACCACGTGCTGATGTCCACCTGGTGCATTGCAAAAGCCGATCTTGAAGAAATCACCGCGTGGCTTGACGCCGGCCGCATTGACTTCTTCGAGCTTTACGCCGGGGAAATATTCCCAAACCAATACGGCGATGAGTACGAGCAAATGCTGCGCATGTGCGAGACCTACGGGGCTCGCATCGTGGTCGCCAAAAACCATTCCAAGGTGACGCTGGCCGCAAACCACGAAGAGGGCTACTACCTCGCCATGGAGTCCTCAGCCAACGTGAATACCAACCCCCGGATCGAACAAACCGCCATTCATTGCAACGCTGAGCTGCATGGCTTCTACCTTGAGTTTTTTCATGGAATCCAAAGCATTGACCGACATTCCGCCACCAGCCAGGCTTAAACAGGCCGCCATCGCCAGGGCTTTGAACGTCAGTCGCCAGGCCATCCACGAGCTGGTCAAGCGGGGCATCCTGAACGTCGGTGAAGACGGCATGCTGGACGTTCAAGAAACCCGCGTGGCCATCGCACACCGCCTGCGCCCTGACTCCAAAGCCCTGGGCGCCGTACTTGACATAGCGCCGCCAGACCTAGAAACCGACGATATAGAGCCTGATTCTTCGCCAGCTGCTGAACAAAGGGCCGAGCCGACCGCCCCAGGCGCTGCCTCAGACCCTGCTATGACCAGCTACCACGTGGCTCGCACGGTCAAGATGAGCGCCGATGCGCGCCTGCAGCAGATCGAACTGGCCAGGGCAGAGAAAACACTGTTGACCATTCACCAGGTCACAGCCGACTGGTTCGCCATCGCCCGTGAGCTGCGCGACCGCCACACCACCACAGCGCGCCGCGTTGCCGCCGAGCTGGCCAACTGCAACAGCGCTGACGGCTGCGAAACCATCCTGCTGCGCGAATTCAACGACATGCTGAAAGACACCGTTGAAAAACTCGCCCGCACAGAACTGGGCCATGTCGCAGCCCGAGCCCTGGAGCTTGGCTGATGAATCTGCTGAGCCCAAACCGTCCAGTAGACATTGAGCGGGCAGCATTTATCGCCTTCCTGCGTGGACTGCTTCCAGATCCATCGCTAACGGTAGACGAATGGTCTGACCAGTTCATGGTCATTCCAAAATCAACAGGCTCCAACGAAGCCGGGCCCTACCGCACCAGCCGCACGCCGCACGCCCGCGCCGTCATGCGGGCGCTATCTGCCAATCACCCGTGTAAGCGGGTGGTGGTCATGGGCGCATCGCAGATGCTCAAAACCCAGGTGGCTTTGAACTTCCTGTGCTGCACCATCCACCAAAGCCCCAGCAACTTTCTGTGGTTGGTTCCCACCGGCAAACTGCACAAACGTACCTCAAGCCGCATCGACAAAACCTTTGCGGCCGTGCCCAAAGTCACCGAACGAGTTGCCAAACCCGGCAGCCGAGACGCCGCCTACAACAACGACGTCAAAGAGTACATCGGCGGTGCGCTCTACATCGCCAGTGCCGGGGCTGCAGCCAACCTGTCAGAACTGCCCGCCCGCTATGTCGTCTATGACGAAATCGACCGCTCCGAAGCCAACATCGGCGGCGAAGGCGACCCCGGCGAACTGGCCGAAGCCCGTCAAACCACCTTTGAACGCAATCGCAAAACCTACTACCCCAGCAGCCCCACCATCGAAGGGCAAAGCCCCATCAAGGCGCTGTATGACCGTGGCACTCGCCGCGAAGCCCTGGCCGAATGCATCCACTGCGGCCACGCCCAACCACTCGACTTCTTCAAGCTGATCCCCTCCGAAGACGGCAAACGCGTCTACTACCCCTGCCAATCTTGCGGGGGCCTGCATGACGAGGGCGACAAAACCCGAATGTTTGCCAACGGTCTGTGGACCGAAGGCGTAGAAGGCGACAACGAAACCGAATCCTTCAACATCTCCGCGATGTTCCTGCCCTACGGCTGGCTACCCTGGATTGGCCTGTGGCGCCAGTACCAACGCGCCAAAGAAAAGCTGGAAGAGGGCGACGACGCCTCCATGATCGTGTTCTACAACACCCGCTTGGCCAAATGCTGGAGCCGTACCGCCGAAGCCACGCAGTGGGAAGAACTCAAAAAGCGGGCCGAACCCTACAAGCTGGGCACCGTGCCCCACGGCGCCACCATCCTCACCGCAGCCACCGACACGCAAGACCACCGCCTGGAATGCAAAGTCGTCGGCTGGGGCGAAGACATGCAAGGCTGGATCGTGGACTACCAAGTCATCCACGGCAGCCCATCCGATGCCTCCACCTGGGCCCGGCTTGACCACATCCTCACCAGCCGCTACCCCCATGCCACCGGCGTCAAACTGGGCATCAGCGCAGCGCTGGTGGACTCAGGAGGCCACTTCACTCAAGACGTCTACGCCTTCACCGGGCCCCGCAAAGCGCGAAACATCTACGCCTGCAAAGGCCACAGCAAACCCAACCGCCCCGTCATCAGCGGCAAAGCCTCCATCGTGGACATCAACCACGAAGGCAAAAGCATGCCAGGCGGCGCCATGCTCTGGTTTGTCGGCCCCGACACTTGCAAAGACTACTTTCATGCCCGATGGTCCAAAGCCAGCGGCCCCGGCGCCATCCACTTCAGTGTCGATCTGCCAGACAGCTACTACAAGGGCCTGACCGCCGAAGTCCGCATCACGGTGCGCAAAAACGGCCGTGCCAACAGCGTTTGGAGCCAAAAAAAAGGCGAAGCCAACGAGCCGTTGGACTTGATGAACTACAACCTGGCCGCCGCCCATTACCTGGGCCTGCACCGCTTCACCCCTGACCAGTGGCGCCGCCTGCGTGAAAGCATCATCCCCAGCACACCAGACCTCTTCACACAGCCAGAGCCAGTCGCCGCACCAGCAGCACCCCAGGCCATCGCCATCGCCAAACCCTGGCACGCGCCCAACACCGGCCCCAGCCAGGACGAGACCAAACCCACCCGCACGCAAGATGCCTACACCCAAGACTCCGACACATACGCCCACGACTTTGACGACACCGCCACCTGCGGCCGAGATTGGTAGACCCACACCAGCCACAGCTGCGCCCCGCAAGCCCATGCGCGCGCCCCCCACGCTGCGCGAATTCGCCAAAGCCCACCCCACCACAAAACCAAAAAACAAAGACTGGTAGCCATGACAGACAAAAACACCACCCCTGACGTGATCGATCGCATGTTTGACTTCATCGCCAGCGAACCCCATATGGCCCGCGCCCTGCAAGCCATCCAGCAAGAGGCCCAGGTGGGCGACGGGCAGCAAGACCCCGCTTCAATACTGCAGAACATCAAAGATGCCACCCGCGCCGAATTCGGCGGCGAGCGAGCCTACATCCGCAAAAACCTGAGCGGACCCGCAAAAAAGAAAGTCAAAACAGCTGCAGACATTGGCCAACGCGTCATGGCGCTTTTTAACGGGAGAAATGCCACCGAGGTGGCCCGGCGTCTGCAAATAGGCCGCGCCACCGTCTACCGCCATCTACGCAAGCGCTCCACAAGCTGACCTGCTGAAAAAGTATCACGGTTTGCATTGCCAATGAGACAACAAGCCGCTCAGATTCCAAATCCAACCCAGCACCCCAATACCCCATCATGGCCATTACCCAAGCCGATATTGATCGCCTCGATGCTTGCATCGTTCGCGGAGAGCTGACCGTCGAATTCAACGGTCGGCGCATTTCATACCGCTCAATCTCTGAGCTGAAATCTGCCCGCCAGCACGCCGCAGAAATCCTCGCAGCCCAGGCCGCCCCAAGCACCCAGCCCACCACTGGCGCTTTCACCGTCGGCTTTTCCATGCGCTGCGATTAAGGGGCCAGCATGACCAACATACTCGACAAAGTCATTGGCTACGTCTCGCCCCAGGCCGCGCTCAGCCGCGCCCAGGCCCGCGTCATGCTTGATGGCATCCGCGCCTACGAAGCCGCCAGCCCGCGCTCTGACTGGCGCCCACGCCGTGCAGGGGCCAGCGCCAATGCCAACCACCTGGCCGACGCCGCCACCATGCGCGCCAAAGCCCGTGCCCTGTACGAAAACGTCAGTTTCATGAAGCGAGGCATCAACGGCAAAGTCAACGCCCTCATCGGCACCGGCATCCAGTCCTACTGCACCATGCCCGATGCCGTGGCCAAGCAAGTAGACAACCGGCTGAAAAATTGGGCCGACGAATGCGATGCCGATGCCGTGCACAACCTCTACAGCCTGGAGCATGCCGCCTGGCGCGCCGTTGAAATTGACGGCGAAGCGCTGATTCGCCTACGGCCCCGCCGCCGAGAAGACAGGCTGTCCATCCCGCTGCAACTTCAACTGCTCGAAATTGACTGGCTCGATACCCAAAAAAACGGCCCCAACGGCAACAACATC